GTAGAAATCTAAATATCTAAGTGCCTGATGCGTCAGATACCACTTGAGAGAAAGGATTGAAACGAAGTTAGTTACTCAAATTTGTAAACATTAATCAAGGAGTCTTTCTATGGCTAACGCCACAGTCTCACGCCTTGGTTTGGTTAATAACACTGGTACAGCGTTTGACGCACTTTTCCTTAAAGTTTTTAGTGGAGAAGTTCTAACTGCGTTTGCCAGAAATAACATTTTTAACGAGCAACTTCATTCAGTTCGTACTATCACAAGTGGTAAGTCAGCACAGTTTCCAGTATTAGGAACTGCTACTGCTGCATACCATACAGTAGGAACTCCTCTTGTTGGTGCTAACCAAATCAAGGCAAATGAAAAGATTATCAACATTGATGATCTTCTAATTTCTCAAGCTTTTGTCTCAAACTTAGACGAGCTTAAGAATCACTATGATGTTCGTGCTACTTACGCTGACGAGCTTGGTAAAGCTTTAGCTCGTACGTACGATCAAAACGTAGCGAAGATGATAGCAAATGCTTCTAGAGCATCTACTACATTATCAGGTGGACAAGGTGGTATCGTATCTAGTTTCCCAACTGGTGCAGGTAACACAACTTCTGCTGGTATTACTGGTGATGAACTAGCTGGTGCTATCTATGATATTGCTCAAGCATTTGATGAGAGAGACATCCCTCCAACAGATCGCTTCTGTGTATTACCACCTGCTGAGTACTACAAACTCGCCGAGTCTGCTACAAGAACTGTAGACGTTGACTTCAACCCTGGTGGCAATGGTTCGTTTGCTTCTGGTAAGGTACAGCAAGTTGCTGGCATCCCTGTGATGATGAGTAACAACGTACCTCAGACTAACGTTTCTTCTAACCCAAGTGGTGCGAACAACACTTACTCAGGTGATGATAGTAAAACTATCGGTTTAGTATTCCATAAATCTGCTGTTGGTACAGTTAAATTGATGGATATGACAACTGAAATCTCTGGTTCAGATTATGGCATAATGTATCAAGGAACCTTAATGGTTGCTAAGTATGCGTTAGGTCATGGCATCTTAAGACCAGAATGTGCTGCAACAATTAAACTTGCTGCTTCTTAATTTCAATTTATAGGGTATCTTATTATTAGATACCCTTTTTTTTATACCCATGTATCATTCAACAAAGAAAAAAAAGAAGAAAATGAAAGGTGGAAGAGACTCCCTTAAAATGAAAAAGAAAGGATATTAAAGATGGAAGAAGGAAGAAAGTCTTTACAAATTAAAGCATCAAAAAATAAACAGACTCCTAGCTCATGGTTTGTTAAACAATTAAAAAAGAAGTATGACAATCCTAAAGAAGTTAGCAAATTTGGTATCATCTCTAAAGGTAGAAAAGCTAGAGAAGATGCCTATAAACAATTAAACCAGTATTAATTAAGAGGTACTTATGGCTGTAGCTGCAACAACAGAATTAGAAAGCATTAACATTATGTTGGCTGCTATAGGCGAAGCTCCTATCAACAGTCTTACAGGTACTCTTCCTGTTGATGCTCGACTAGCACAATCAACCCTTACAGAAGTAAGTAAAGAAGTTCAATCGGAAGGGTGGTCTTTTAATACTGAAATAGATGTAACTCTTACTAGAGATGTATCTAATCACATATCTCTTTCAACAGATGTTTTAAGAGTTGATCCTAATATTCATCAACATCCTACGATAGATGCAATACAAAGATCTTTAAAACTGTATGACAGATTAAATAATAAATATGAATTTGATGAAGATCTTATTTGTACTATTGTTTACTTTAGAGATTTTAATGAGATTACAGAACCTGCCAGGCGATATATAACAATAAAAGCTGCTCGTATTTTTGTTGATAGATTAGTTAGTGATGATGGATTAAGAACTTACACACAGCAAGATGAAACTAGAGCAAGAGCTATCTTGATGGAGACAGACTTAGCTAATGGAGATCATAATGTTCTTAGAGGAGATCCTTCTTTAACAAGTGTCTTTGATACTTATTCACCTTCTAGTGCTTTGATCAGGTAACAATGGGTTTAATCTCAAGAGCTATACCAACTTTACTAAGGGGTATATCACAAGCTTCAGATGCAACTAAGCAAGATGACCATGCTGATTTGCAAGACAATGCTGATAGCAATCCTGTCTTAGGTCTTACAAAAAGGTCAGGTCTTGAATATGTATCAACTATTTCTAATACAACTTTAGGTAATGTACATATTCATACTATTAACAGAGATGTAAACAGAAGATTTATTTCTGTTTTTAGTAATGGAAATGTAAGAGTTTTTGAGTTAGATGGAACAGAAAGAACGGTACAAAAACCTGATGGCACAACATATTTAAATACAACAAATCCTAGAGATGATATAAAAACTGTTACTATTGCAGACTTTACTTTTGTTGTTAATAAAAGTGTAGTTACTGCAATGGATACCAGCACTTTATCCAGTGGGAATATTACACAAGCCATAATTTTTGTAAGTCAAGTATCAAATAGCACGACATATTCTGTTACGGTTGATGGAGTAACAGTTTCTGACAATACAGCTAGTGATTCAACTTTAAGCACTACACAAGTTGCAACTGATTTAAGAACAGGTTTAGCTGCTGGTTTAACAGGATTTACATTTCAACAAAATGGTCCTGTTGTTCATGTAAAAAAAACAGATGGGTCTGATTTTTCTATAGATGGAAATGACACACAAGGTAATCAAGATTTAGTAATAGTAAAAAATAGTATTCAAAGATTTTCTGACTTACCAACAGTTTCACCTCATGGTTATGTAGTAGAAGTAAATGGAGATGATACAACAGATTTTGATAATTATTACGTTAAGTTTGTTGCTAACAACAGCACCACTACAGGTACGTTAGAAGAAGGGCATTGGGAAGAATGTGCTGAATCAGGTATTCCTTTTAAATTTAATTACGACACAATGCCACATATTTTGATAAGGCAAAGTGATGGTGATTTTAGATTTGCAAGAGTCGATGGTGATTCATTTACAGATCTAAGTACTTCTGGAACTTACAGTCAATCAGGAACTACTGTTACTGTAACTTCTGCTAATCATGGATTATCAAGTAGTGATTCAGTACAATTTGATTTTGTTTCTGGCAACGCTGTTGATGGTACTTTTACAGTAACGGTCACAAATGCAAATACGTTTACGTTTACAGCAGCAGGTTCTTTAACAACAACTGGAAATGTAGCCTTTGGTAAAGTAAACAATTCAACCTTGCCTAAATGGGGAGAAAGAACTGTAGGTGATATTGTCTCTTCACCTGACCCTTCATTTATTGGTAAGGCTATAAATAATGTATTTTTCTATAGAAGCAGACTGGGAGTATTAGCTGATGATAATGTCATACTTACAACAGTATCTGAGTTTTTTCAATTCTTTAGAGAAACAGTTTTAACTATTGTTGATAGCGATCCTATAGATGTATCAGCTTCACATACAAAAGTATCAATATTAAAACACGCTGTACCAATGGCAGAACAATTAATATTGTTTTCTGACCAAACGCAATTTATTCTTACATCATCATCTGTTCTTACTCTTACACCTAAAACAGCTACGGTTGTAGTTGCAACAGAATTTGAAAGTAGTGATGCAGCACCTCCTGTAGCTTCTGGTAATAGTATTTATTATTTAACTAAGAAAGGAACTTTTGCTGGTGTAAGAGAATATATTACACAAGAAGATTTAACAATAAGAGAAGCAGCTAATATAACTGTTCATGTTCCAAGATTAATTCCAGTAAATATATTTAAATTAGCTATATCAACAAGTGAAGATGTTTTAATTTGTTTAGGAACTGATAATCCTAATCAATTATTTGTTAACAGATGGTTGTTTGGTCCTCAAGGAACAAAAATTCTTAACTCTTGGTCTACTTACACAATCAATTCAAATAGAACCATACTAAATGCAGATTTTATTGGTACTGATTTATTTTTAGTAATACAAGAAGCTAATGGTACAACTATAGAAAAGATACCATTTGAAGCAGATGTAAAAGAAGCTAATGCAACTTTTAAATTCTGCCTAGATCATAAAGTTACTGAAGCCACTACAGGGGTATCAGTAGCTTACAACGCTTCTACTGATGTTTCTACGTTTACTGTTCCTTATAGATTAAGAGCAAATATGAATGTAGTTGGTAGATATTTAGCCAGTGGAGAAACAAGTACATTTGTTGATACACAAGGTAATACCAAAACTTTAAAACCAGGTAGGCTTATTCCTACGTCAAATTCTACAGATGGATCAACATCTACTATTACAGCTAGTGGTGATTTTAGAAATAGTAAATTTATTATTGGTGAACCATACGAAATGCACTATAGGTTTAGTCAAAGGAGATTGAGTCAAGGAGGACAAGGCAGGGATGAAATCTTAAGTGGTAGATTGCAACTACATCATTTTTATATAAAGTTTGAAGATACAGGATTTTTTAAAGTAGAAGTCACTCCAGAAAATAGAAGTACATCCACACATAAATTTACTGGTCGTTTTCTTGGTTTAACTTCTTCTACATTAGGAAACATAACTTTAGAGTCAGGTACATTTAAAGTGCCAATAATGTCAAGAGCAGATAGAGTAGATATAGATGTAAAGAATGACACATTCTTACCTACACAACTGGCAAGTGCTGAATATGAAGCTATGTTTCATTTAAGATCTAGACGTACTTAATGGGTTATTTAAGAAAAGCTAATTTAAAAGATCTTAATTATGTATGTGAAAACATGAGAGAAATGGATCGTCTTGAAGCTGTATATCAAACAGGACAAGAACCAGCAGATGCCTTACGTCTTACATATCTAGCAGGGGAACAAGTCTTAACAATAGCTGGTGATGACGATCAACCTATGGGCTTATGTGGAGTTATTAGAGATGGTTGTATATGGATGATATGTACTGATGAATTATTTACTAATAAAAAATATAAAATACAACTTGTAAGAAAAGGTAGAAAATGGGTAGATGGCCTATTGAAAAATTACAAAATCCTATATAATTTTGTATATGCAGAGAACGATTCTGCTATTAAGTGGTTAAAAGCTCTTGGGTTTACATTTGTTAACTATCACGAAAAATATGGAGAGCAAGAAAAACCTTTTTATGAATTTCTGAGGATAGCCTAAATGTGTTCAGTACCAGCTATGGTAGTAGGTTCAGCAGGGTTAAACCTGTTTTCGGGTCTTGCTATGCGTGGTGCTGCCAAAGAAAATGCTAGACAAACATATAAAATGGGATTACGAGCAAACCAATCAGCAGAAGAGTCATTTGGTAATCAACAATCAGCTTTAGGATTTAGACAGAGAGAAAATCAAGCAATAGCAGCACAACAAAAATTAGCAAAAACAATAAAAGGATTGCAAGCAAGAGGAGCTTTAAGAACAAGTGGTATAACAGGTATAACTGCTAGATTGTTATTAGAAGATTCAGAAAGGCAAACAGCTAATGCAAGAGAATCTATAAATCAAAGTTTAGAATCGGCAACTCGTCAGTACAGAAGAAATGTACAAGGTCTTGTAGCACAACGAGACAGTAGACGTAATCAAATACAAAGTCAGATAAATCAAGCATATAATCAGATACCTTCTTTAAGTTCAGTTATCTTGGGAGCAGCTTCCCAAGGACTTTCTACCTTTGCTTCAGTCTCATGACTAACAGTTTTCAAAGTACAGCTTTTCAATCTGCTACAAGCCCTGTAGATACTTTTGTGCAACCTGTAACTGTGCAACCTAAAAGTGGTGCAGAGGAATTAGCCGAAATATTGCAAGCAGTAAATCCAGGTCTACAAGCATTTATAGGACAGAAGATAGAAGATAAAGTTGAAGAAGAAAAAATTAAGTTTCAAAATATAGCAATACAAGAAGATATAAAGAATGGTGTTTTTGGAAATATTGTTACTGAAACAAGAAAAAAAGAAGGACAAGATGCTGCTAATCAACTTATAGGAGCTTCAAGAATTGGAAAAAAAGCATATGCTAAACAAAAAACTATAAATTCAACTTTTGGTATCAGCAATATTTTAGAACGTAGATACAAAACAGATAAAATTGAAATTACTAATGACGATGGATCTATATCAAATTTACCTTTAAATCAAATATCACCTGATTCAACAGAGTTTCAAAATTGGTTTCAAGGTGTTATTACACCTTTTGTTTCTAATATTTCAAAAGATGCTGATCCAGAAATTGTAAATGAATTTTTATTACCTCAACTTCAAAAATCAGTAATTAATTTTAATGAAGAAGCTCGAAAACAATTTAATACTTTTAACAAAAACAAATTAATATCAGAAAGCACAAATACTATTAATACTGCTGCAAAATTTTACTTAAAAGCACAGACCTACAAATTTAAAAATCCAGAAGCAAGAAATCTGATGATAGAAGATATAAAAAATAATCTTGGAGGTTTAGTTATTAACATGAAAAATGCAGGTATAACTGGAAATGATTTAACTACATTAAACGAAAATTTAATAACTAATATTGTAAATATCGGTGATTTAGCTATTACTCAAGGCAATTTTAGAGAAGCTCAAAGTTTAGTTAATTTTCTTGGTGAATCTATACCTGGATCTTTACCTGGAAAAACAATTAAAAATAATCCAAAATGGCTTGAAAAGACAACAGACTTTTTTAGTAAAATATATGAAAAAGAAGTAGAAAATACTTTAAGACCAAGCAAAATACAAGAAGCAAACAGGCAAAATGAGTTTACTACTAGAGTTGAAGATTATCGCAATGAAACAGATCCAATAAAAAAAAGTAAAAAATACGAATTATTAAATATAGATTTTCCAGAAAAAGAATTTCAATCAGATATTGACGAATTTGGTCAAGCTGACAACCAATCTTTTAATGAAAAAGCAAATCAATTTATAAAAGACATAAGAAGAGGTCTTTACTTAGTTGATGGCGAACCAGATACAGGTAGTGCTTTTATTGAATTAGATAAAATAGAACGTCTAGATTTGACACCAGATTCAGCTAGTAAAGCTGTAATTGAAGACCTTGAAAAACGTATAAATAATATGAAAGGTTATGCAAAAGATATTGAAAAGTATGAAAAAAAAATAATAGATGATGCTAAATCAGCTTTAAGCAAACGATCTACATTTGGTCCAAGATTTTTAAGGAATGATGATGCAAAACTATTGCAACGATATGAAAGAATTTTACAAAATGAAGCTGACGAAAGAATGAGTGAATTTGAAGAAGAAAACGAAAGACCTATGAATTTAAGAGAAGTTAAAGATATGTACAAAGAACTTGGGAATTTGTTGCAACTTGAAACTGGAGTGATTACAGAAGAAGAAGCAGGGGTAAACAAACCTCAAGGAGAATTTAAAATGAGGAAAGTTAATTTTCAAACTCCATTTGCAGCAGCAGATAGAAGGAAAAATCCTATTAAAGAAACTAAAAAAATACAAAATCAACCTACAAACAAAGTATTACAAGATGAGTCTTTTGATATACCACAACTTAAAAGCGAAGCCCCTAACAGCGAAAATACGACACAAATTGCAGATAACCTAGCTACAGGTTTAGGAAATCTTATACAAAATGGTTCAGAGATTGTAAGTGATATAAGTACAAATTTAGGGGCTTCAGATGGAGATATGTTAGCTATGGCTGATACATCATCACAAGAAAATATTGAAGAACCAGAGCTTAACTACAGTGAAGACAGTAGAGTTCAATCTATAATAAAAGCAGCTAACGCACTTGGTATTAGTCCAATTCCTTTAGCAGCAGTCATAGCACAAGAATCTTCATTTAGACCCTCAGTTGTCAGCACTGATAAAGCTACAGGTAAACAATACAAGGGGTTAATACAATTTGGTCCTTATGAAATTGAAAGGTACAATATAAGAGAGAATATGTCGTTTGAAGATCAAATGATAGCTGTAACAAAGTTTTTAAGAGATAGGGGAGTACAACCTGGTCATGGTGCAAAAGAAATATACGCAGCTATATTTACAGGTAATGTTTCTAATCTTGATAGAGGTGGTGCTAATTGGGAAGATTCAAATGGTACTACTGTAAATAAAGCATTGCCAAACCTTTTATCAGGAGGTTCTAAATATCAAATGGCAATAGATTTTTTACAACAAACAGGTATTTATCAAAACAATCAGTAAACAATGACTCAAACACCAACTAATAAAAACAATAAAAATGAGCCTATTATTAAAGGTCTTGAACCTTTAGATGAAGCGATACAAGATCTTAGTGCAAAAACTGTTGATTTTTTTGATAATACATTTCTTGGAGATAAAAGAACTCTAAAAGAAATAAGAGACAATAGAAATAAAATATTACAAGACGCAAGAAACAAAAGGAAAGAATTTCAAGATGAATATCAAAAAAATCTAGGGGTTACTGGTGATGTTATTAGAGGTTTTGTATCTGTACCTTTTGGTTTGATAAATAATACTAACAATCAAATAAAAGGTTATTTTTCTTCAATAACAGGCAATCCATATGAGGAAGAAGATTTAATTAATCTACAAGCACTTGGAGTGCAAAAGCCTGGTGATGAAAATAGACTTGGGTATGATCTTACTTATAACTTTGGTAAAGCTTTTGTTGGATTTAACTTATCAAATAAATTTTTAAGAGGTGTTGGTAAAAAATATAATATTAGTCCTTTGAGAGATAATTTAGCTATAAGATCTTTTGCAGCAGGTAATTTAGCAGATGCTGTTGCTTTTTCTCCTTACGAAAGTAATTTATATGATCTTGCAAATAAATGGAAACCTATAAGAAATGATTTTTTTGAACATTGTTCAGCAGCAGATAAAGATGTTCCTTTTATAGAAGCAAAATTAAGACAACAATATTGTATGGGTCTTGCAGGTGAAGTACTTGGTCAAACTGGTCGTGTAGGAGGCAAACTTATTGGTGCTGGATCTCAATTAATAAAAACAGCACCAGAGACAACATTTGCATTAAAAGGTCTTTTTTCTGAAGAAACAATTAAAAAAGCTGATAATTTGATTGATGCAGCAAGAAACATAAGAAACAATCCCATAAAAAGAAAAGAAACACTTGATGTTTTATCTCAATATCAAAAGACTTCATTAGATGATGTAGATACTTTTGCCCGAAGTAATACGGAAGCTCTGATAGATGAAGGTAATGACGATATTATTGATGAATTGTTAAAAGTATCAAAATCAGACGTAGGTGAAGAGGTTACAGGAGATGTAGTAGGTAGAAAAAAACCACCTGCAACTCAAAAGTTTCCTAAAGACTTACAGCCTACAAAACCAGTAGGAATCTTTGATCAGGAAAAAGGCACTCTTATTCCTAGTCGTAAAGTTTTACCTGATGCAGATAAAGATGCACAGTTAATTTATGACGGTATTAATGCATCAGATCTTACAGATCCTAAAACTACAAAAGTAATGACTGATGAAATGCAGTTAGGTCGTATTGTAAAAATGACTGATGAGACTACAGTTGCAAACCTTACTTATTTATTTAATAATTATGCCGATCAAACAAAAGAAACATTAGCTGATTATGTTCTTAAAGGTATAAGAGTGCAAAGAAGATCAGCAAGAAACATTAATAGATCTCTTGAAATATTAGAACAAGCAAGATTAACTGATAATAAAGAATTGTATGAAAAAGCAAAGCCAATATTTATTAAGAATTGGAGAAAATTTACTAGTTTTATAACAGAACTAAAAGGTCTTAGATCTGAAATAGCAAGAACTGAAAGAGTAGGACAGTTAGCAGGTCAAACTAGAATTGTTGATGGTTCTAATTTAGACAATGTTGTTTCATTGAAAAAGAAAACATTGAAAAAGAAAACAACTGATAAGAATGTTTTAGGTCAAATACAAGAACAAAAAAGAATCAAAGAAGATCAAAAACTAATGAAAGAATTAGTTCCTTCAGAGGAACAAATTGAAAGAGCTTTAGATTCAAAAGATCTTAATGAGCTTTTAGATTTTAGTAGAAAGCTAAGAACAATTAATGGTGATCCTAATGCACTTACAAAATTATTAAAAGGTGATGTATCAGGCGATAGTTTGATAGAAGACATAGGTTTTGGTTTAAAAATGAGTAAAGAGATTTATGTAAATAATTTACTTGGAGCAATAGAAACACAACAAATAAACTTGGCTTCTGGTCTTTTAAATATGTTTTTAGGACCAATAAAGTCAATTAGTTATGCTGCTCTTTCTGATGAAGGCAATACAAAACAAATAGTAAGAGGTATTGCAGAATTAGTTTCACAACAATTAGTTTTAAAAGATTCTGCCAAAATGGCAAAAAGAGCATGGACTCTTAATGAAAATTTAGTTGCACCTGCTAACAGAAAGTTTGTAGATAGAAGTAGTACATTTACTGAATTAGCAAACAAAATAAAAAACGAACCAGAAAACTTATCGTTTTTAGGGCAAAAATCAGAAACAGTAAATCAAGCGATAAAAAATTTAAACATACCAATAACAAAAGAACCAATAGAACTACCTTTTTTTAATAAAACTATTGCACCTATATCAATTACAAATGAAACAATATCTTCTTTAGTAAAAACTTTTGGTACTGCTGCCAACTTACCAGGTCGTTTTACTATGAGTTGGGGTGATGAATTTGTAAAACAAGAAATATTGAGAAGCGGAAGTTTTGCTGATTTTTTAGAAAAAGGTTGGGAGTCTGGATTGCGTGCTGATCAATTTGAAACTTTTGTTAGAAGAGGTATGGAGGATATAGACAAGTTATTAGTTAACCAAAGTATTGAAGGGGTTTCTGATTTAGCACAAGAAGTGTTTGCTAGAAATGCAGAACAAGCAATTCTAGATACTTTTACTAGGCCTATAGGTCAAGGCTATTTTAAAAAAGTATCAAAACCAATCAGTGAACTTGCTAAAAAACCTGGTATGGATTGGATCAATGCTTTTGTTGGTACACCAGTAAATCTCAAAAAGTTTGTTTTACGAAAATTTCTTACTCTTCCAACTTCTTTAGTAGGAACAAAATATGATGCGTCAAGGCCAGGTAGTTTATTAAATAAAATAAATTTTACAACTGGAAAGCCTATTAATATTGGTTTTGGAAACGTATTAAAAGAATACAATGATGCAATGCTTAGTGATAATTGGAATACAAGATCTAAAGCTTTAGGAGAAGCAATTCTTGGACAAGGTTTTTTATTAGGATTAGGTCTTTTATCTTCAGCAAGAAATGATCCTGATGCTGAAATGGTTTTGGTTGGTGCAGGTCCAACAAATTACAAAGCTAAACAAGTAAGAGAGGATAAAGGCGAAATACCAAGTAGTGTTGGTTTTTTAAAAAAAGATGAAAAAGGCAATAAGATTATAGGTCCAGATGGAAAACCAGAAAGATATTACTTATCATTTCAAGGCTTAGATCCTTGGGAAGCTGTTATGGAAATGATGGGAGATTGGCCAGAAGTAACAGCCGAACTAGATGCAGAAGACAAGGAAGAAGCAGGTAATGTTGCAGTAGCTCTTGCTTGGAGGTCATTACAGAATGATACTTTTTTAAAAGGAGCAACAGAACTAATGAGTGTAATGAGAAGTCCAGATAGATTTGCAAGATGGATGAGCAGACAGATTATTAATAGGATTCCTTTTTCTGGAAGAGCGTCTGTTGGTGATATAGCTAAAAGTCTTGGGATGCCAGAAAGCACAGTAAAATATTTAGATATATATTCTTTAGGTGCAACAAAAATACCAATACCAATGTGGAGAACTACTGCTTCATCAATCAAAAGAGCTAATGATTATGACTATTTTGATGACGCTACAGGAATACAATACGATTTAAAAAATCCTAAATTTGATAAAAAAGTTCGCAAAGGTGATGTTATTAAGCAAACAACAAGGGAAGATGGCACTCTTGTTGATGTAGAACCTAAAATTCCATTAGTTGAAAATTATTTTAAAAAGTTTGGTTTAGAATTTAAAAGAGCATTATCTCAAGGCGTTACTGGGTGGGATGCTGATTTAGAACCAGTTCGTAATACAAAAACAGGTAAGTTTAGACAATATCCTGTAGGTTTTGGATTAAAAAATTACAATCGTTTTAAAACAAGTGAATCCGAAAACAATCCTATACTTTCTTTTATGGATGAAATAGGATATATAGAACCTCAATTACCTGATACATTATATGGTGGCATATATTTAGATAGTGAAAATTGGTTAAAAATAAACAATAGTATTCCTTTAATTAGAGATGAAAATGGAGTAACTGTACAAGAAAAATATCTCGAATATATTAATGATCCAGAGACACAAAACCGTCTAAAAATATTAAGACAAGGTCCAGAAGCTTTAGATTCACAAAGATCATTAAGGTATAGAGAACAAATTCTTAAGGAATTAAGAAACGGATTTAGAAAAATTGAGAAAGAACAAGAAGACAGAGCTATTGATAGATGGTTAAATGAAGATAGGCCAGACTTACTTGAAGCATATGAAAAAGAAATTGAAGCTCTTGACGATGGGTATGAACTTAATCTTGATAATTAGTAAAATAAGGTAAACTTACAGTATTAAGATAAAATCATGGCTACTAACACTACTGCATCTTTTACAAACCACACAGGCAATGGTACTGCTGGTCCGTTTAGCATTTCTTTTTCTTACTTATCAGAAGCTGAAGTTGACGTATTTGTCGGTGGTGTTTTAAAAACCATTACTACACACTACACATTTACAAGTGCAACTCAGATTACCTTTACTTCTGGTAATGAACCTGCTAATGGTGCTGTAATTAAAATTCAAAGAGATACAAATATAGGTGCAAAAAAAGTAGATTTTAATGATGGTAGTGTTCTTACAGAATCAGATCTTGATACACAAAACGATCAATTATTGTTTGGTTTACAAGAATTGTCAGATGAATATGTAAAAAGAAATGGAACTCAATCTATAACTGGTAATCTTGTATTTGAAGGAAGTACTGATGATAATAACGAAACAACTTTAGCTATAACAGATCCTACTGCTGATAGAACAATAACTTTACCTGATAGATCAGGAACTGTAATTACATCAGGAGATACAGGTACAGTCACCTCAACAATGATTGAGGATGGAACTATTGTAAATGCTGATGTAAATGCAAGTGCAGCTATAGCTGGTACAAAAGTTACACCAGCCTTCGGTAGTCAAAACTTATCTACAACTGGTACAGCTGCAACTGGAGCTTTGTCAGTAACAGGGAATATTGGCGTTTCTGGAACTGTTGACGGTAGAGATGTAGCTGCTGATGGTACAAAATTAGATGGTATAGAAACTGCTGCAACCGCAGATCAAACCGCAGCAGAAATAAGAACTTTGGTTGAAGCTGCTACTGACTCCAATGTATTTACAGACGCAGACCATACAAAGCTTAATGGTATAGAAACTGGAGCTACCGCAGATCAGACAGATGCAGAGATAAGAACTGCTGTTGAAAATGCAACAGATAGTAATGTCTTTACAGATGCAGATCATACTAAATTAAATGGCATAGAAGCTGGAGCTACTGCTGACCAAACAAACTCAGAAATAAAGACAGCATATGAAGCAAATTCAGATACCAACGCTTTTACAGATGCAGAAAAAACAAAACTAACAGGTATATCTACTGGTGCTGATGTAACATCAAGCAATTCAATAAATGCCTTAACTGACGTAAACACATCAGGTGTAGCAGATGGAAAGATTCTTAAATATCAAGCATCAAGTAGTAGTTTTATAATTGCTGATGATACTGGTGGATCTCAAGGTGCTACTACATTTACAGGATTAACAGACACCCCTGCAAACTATGGTAATGCTGCAAATAAAACATTAAAAGTAAACTCTAGTGGTAATGCTGTTGAGTTTGTTGATGTAACAACTTCATTCGCTGGACTATCAGACACACCTTCTTCACTATCTGGACAAGGCGGTAAAACAGTTAAAGTAAACTCAGGTGGTACAGCCTTAGAGTTTGAAACTGTAACTACAGACGTTGTAAATGACACTACACCACAGTTAGGTGGTAACTTAGATGTTCAAGCAAATGAAATTAATACAAGCACAACTAACGGCAACATTAAATTAAATCCAAATGGTACAGGTGTTGTTGAAATTAAAGGTGATGGTAGTAGTGCTGATGGAACATTACAACTTAACTGCTCACAAAATACTCATGGTGTAAAAATAAAATCACCACCTCATAGTGCTGGACAAAGCTATACGTTAACTTTGCCTAGTGGAATTGTTAATGGTGGACTATTATCAACAGATAGCAATGGAAATCTTGGTTGGTCTACTAGCTATGTTCCTTCAACTGGTGGAAGTTTTACTGGTCAAATTAGTGCTTTTGGTGGTATTTTATTAGGCTCAAACGATATAATTAAATTTGATTCAGACGATACAGACACTAATCATATAAGTTTTAAAGGACCAACTTCTTTAAGTAGCACAGTTACTTATACACTTCCCGAAGATGGCTCTAACGGACAGTTTTTAAAAACAAATGGTAGTGGTGTATTAAGTTTTGATACTATAGATTTAACTGCCTTGAGTGCATCTAATTTAACGTCTGGAACTGTACCTGACGCTAGATTCCCTGCAACTTTACCAGCAGCTTCAGCAGCAAACCTTACTTCAATACCAGCAGCTAACATTACTGGTACATTACCAGCTATTGATGGGTCTGCTTTAACAGGAATATCGGGAGCAAAAGGTGGGTCAGGTGAGGCTATATTCTATGAAAGTGAAAATACAATGGATAATGATTACACAATATCAACAAATCATAACGCTTTGGTTGCAGGTCCACTGACAATTAATGCTACACTAACAGTAAATACTAACTCTGTTGTGACGATTCCATAATGGCAATAGCAATTAACGGATCTTCAAATACGATTACTGGATTAGCAGTAGGCGGTTTGCCTGACGGTTCTGTAACCGCTGCTGATCTAGCTAGTGGTGTTGCTTTTAATCCATCCTCACTTGTAGTCTTAGAGCAGTTTTATTTATTAGCAGATGGTAGGTCAGTTACCACATCAAATGGAACAGTAACAACAACTAATGTTACAGCTACTCAAGCTGCTACAGATGCACATGCAACATTAAATGGTTCTAGTATTAGTTATCAACCGCCAACTGGCACAACAGAAGTTATATATGAATTTATGACGGCTGTACAAGAGAATAATAGTAACGATAGATTTTTATCAACTTTTGCTGTGCAAATAGATGGTACGACTATAGAAGAAAGTAAAGATAACATTTTCTTGTCACAAACTCAATATTTAGGTCATCTAAGAGTTAAATTTCCTATCAGAATAAAAAGTTCTGGAAGTGATGATAACGATACAGGAGATCGAGCTGGATGGTCATCTGCCAAAACATTAAGTGTAATAGCTAATAGATATTCATCTTCATATGATTTGCTTTTTCATACTAAACGATATTGGGGTAATGCTGGTACAACTGGTACTGACGTACTAAAAAAACCGTATGTAGGAATTACAGCTATAGGAACACCTTAATTATGACAGGAAAGATTAAACTAAACGCAGCATCAGGTGGTGGTTCAGTAAGTATACAAGCACCTTCATCATCAGGTAATGACAGAATTATTACATTACCAGACATTCCAAATGGTACGCTCTTAACAAATCAAAGTAGTGGATTAGGTATAGTTATACAACTTATAAATACAGCAGAACTATCAACTTTTTCAACAACGTCAACAAATTATGTTGATATAACAGGAGCTACTTTTAATATAACTCCATCTTCATCTTCAAATAAAATACTATATATCTTTTCATGCTATTGGGTTAATACCCTTGTAAGTGGTAGTAATGTTTATGTCAATATTAGAACTAAAAGAGGTACTTCAAATATATATGAATCTGCACATTCGGCTGAAAGTGGTTCTGGTGGTTTACAAGCAAAAGGTACTTGCAACCATATATTTATTGATGAACCTTCTGCCACAGGTGCAATAACATATAAAGTACAGGCGAGGGTAAGTAATTCAAATAGTACAGCTTACATTTATGAAGCACGTTTAATGGCATTTGAGGTAAAACAATGATTTTAGATCACGAAGCTATTTACAAAGCGTACGCTGGTACAGTTGTTAGTATTGATGACTCTGCTGGTGCATTTGATGAAAAAGGTAGGTCAGTTGAACTTGAACAGTCAAAAATAGACGAGGCAAGAACAGCTTTAAATGCTGAAGCTCTTGCTAATAAGTACAAAACTGATAGAACAACTGATGGTAAGATTACATATCCTTCTATCGGAGACTCATTAGACGCAATTTGGCATTGTATTGATGCTGATGCTGATTTAAAAGTTAAATTTGCAGGATGGTACGATTACATAAAATCAGTTAAAGATTCCAACCCAAAACCATCATAGGAGATAAATTATGAGTAGTAGAGTTGTTGTTAACAGTATTAGACACACAGGAGCAAGTGTTGATGGAATTACTTTAGATAGTTCTGGTAATTTTTCTACAGGCGGTACAATCACAGATAGCAAAGGCGATATAAGAAAAATAATTATAAGCAGTAAAAGTAGTGCATATACTTTAGTAGCTGCTGATGCAGGGAAAGCTATATATATTTCAACTGGTGGTGTTACTGTTCCAAATGCAGTTTTTTCTGCTGGTGACGCAATAACAATTATCAATAATAGTGGATCGAGTCAAACTATAACACAGGGTACTAGCGTAACTATGTACAATACTGCGGATGCTGCTACAGGAAATAGAGCTTTAGCTGGTAGAGGAATGGCAACTATATATTTTGCTGATTCTTCTACTGCGTACATCTCAGGATCAGGGTTAAGCTAATGGCTACTCAACAAATATTGTTGGGTCTTGGTGGTGTTTCTGCTGTAGAGGTAAATGCAAGTAGCACTACTAATGTTGTTTTAGCAACTGTTTTTGGATCGGATTGGGGTAGTGATGTAGAAAAAATATACAATGTTCCATCTGGAGTTACAATCGGAGGAACTGGCAGTGCTGCTGCAATAGTAGTTTCATCTGGAATGGCAGGGACTTTAGTAATAAATGTTTCGGGGACTGTTATAGGAACAGGGGGTAGTAGAGGTTCTGGCGGTTCTGGCGGTACAGGCACTCCTGGAGCTAGTGGAGGTAACGGTGGCCCTGGAAGAGATGCAATAAGTGTTGCTTCTAGTGGAGTAACTATAAACAACAACTCAGGTGGTCAAATCTCTGGTGGCGGAGGTGGCGGAGGTGGCGGAGGTGCTGGTGCTAGATCAGGAGCATTTATTTTTCTTTATACTGGTGGTTCTGGTGGTCTTGGTGGCTATGGTGCTGGCTATAATCAAAGTGCAACTAATGGTGCTAGTGGTAGTGCAGGGAGTCATCCTAATGCAGGATCTGGAGGGGCTGGAGGAAATGGTGGAAGTTTAGGAAGTGCTGGTAGTAATGGAAGTCAAGGTAATGCTGCTGCTGGAAGTTCTTCATTTAATGGAACTCCAGGCTTTTACGGAAGTGGCGGTGCTGCTGGTAAAGCTATCTCAAACGCTGGAGCATCTTGGACAAACGGTACTACAAGCGGAACATATCATGGTTCTTATACCTAAATAATGGATATACCAGAAATTAATCTGCCTGATACAGATTATATTCTTGTACCACCTAATACAATATTCTATCCACCTGTGGCAGAGATTCCATATCTAGATCCAGTTCTTCTTCCAAGTCTGGAACAAGTTCAGTCGGGTTTGGAAGGTCAGGAAGCTTCTGTCGAAGAAGAAAAAGAATCTGCAAAGGAGGAAGGGTTGCAAGTAACACCAGAATCAATACCGAAAAACCTGCCAGAAACCAAAGAAACTTTATCAAGTGAAGAAGCTATAGCTACGTTTAATCTACCATTTTTCGGGGAGATGCCAATACCTGCACCAGAAGTCATTGCATCCTCTGTAATTGCTGCGGGTACTGCGTCAGTTGCAAGCGTAGTAGGGGGTATTGCTATGCAGTCAGTATTAGCTTTTATTAAGAAAACATTTAAGAAAATATTTACTAAGATTCTTAAAAAAGAAGTCGCAAATGTAAAAGAAAAGATGGATAATAAATAACGTAGGTAGTGTTCACATACCTGTATTGGGTAACTCTTGTGGTGTCTTAACTACCTACTTAAATTTATCTGCGTTGGCTTTTACATAACTTCGTATATTGATTACATCATTACATATATATGCGAACTTAG